GTCGAGCTTGCGGTTGCCAAGGTGCCAGAGCCCGCTGTCGGTGAAGAACAGCACGGTGCGGCCGACGATGATGTCGCGGATCGTGTTCACGTCGTCGTCGTCGATGTCGTAGAGGAACCCGGCCGTGCCGCCGGCGCGCTCGGCGTCGAGATTGAACGGCTCGCCCGTCACCGAAACCAGATAGGCTTGCGGCCGCGAGCGGAAGCCGGCCAGCAGAAGCCGGGATTGCACGAAGCGGCCCACCGCCGGATAGCCGCGCGTGGCGGACAAGACCGCTTCGCCGCCCGGCTTCCCTTCCGTCTCGGTGCGGATGATGACGACCCCATTGGTGTCCAGCGCGCGGCCGGACATTTCGAGCCAATCGCGGTCCTTGTTTTCCTCGCCGGAGAAGGTGACAGTATATTCCCCCTCAACTTGCACACTGTGCTCGACTTCGAGGCCCGCCCCGACATTGGGAAGGGCCAGGAGCGCGTTTTTGATGTTGTTGGCCGTGGCCGGAAGGGAGGTCCCATCGACGTCGATGGCCGTGGTCGTGTTCCCCTCCAGCGTCAGGGTGAACCGCCCGACATCAATGACCCGCAACACCTGCTTCTCGGTGACGCCGTTCGTGTAAACCGTGTCGCCGAAATCGACGCGCGGCACGTTCTTGAAGGGGATCGGGCCGAAGTGCCACTCGCTATCGCTCCCTTGCCGCTGCAGGCGCCACGGTTGGAGGTTCTGGTGGAAGAACAGGATCGTGTCGTAGGCCGGCTCGTGCTTCAGCTCGCGGATGGAGCTGCTGCCGAGCGGCAGCCGCGCCGCGGCCTGCCACACGCCGTCGCGGAAAATGTCCACATTGTCGTCGGTGACGACGAGCTGGAAGCGGACGAGCTCGCGGTTGTAGCGCAGCACCTTGCCCGTCGAAATGTCGCCCGTCTCGCCCCGGAAACGGACGCGGCCGATCTTGACGGCGCCGATGCCGCTGCCGCCCGTTACCACGACGCGCCACTGGCGCGCGGAGATCCCGCCCAGATGCGGCGCGCCGCCGAAGCGACGGTTGCGCGACCGGGTGCGCACATGCTTGGCCGCACCGAAGTTCTTCCAGTCGCCGCCGTCCAGGTATTCGACCTTCAGGCAATCGTCGCGGTCGCCGCCGGCGGAGAAGTTGAAGAGGTCGACGAGCGCGACCCCCTTCGGCTCGCCGAAATCGACGGCGAACAGCACGAACGGCCCGGCGCCCACCGCGTCGGGCTCGAACATGGTGTCGTCGGCGGCGTCCACCAGGTTGCCGATATTGCCGCCATTCGGCGCCGTGACCTGGCCGGCGTTGAGGTCGATCGCGGCGAGCTTGCGCCGCGCCCGATCCTTGACGACGGTGCCGCCGAAAACCTGGTAGCCGCCTTGCGGCAGGATGATGATGTTCTCGCCGGCCGACAGCGACCCGGCATAGAAGCGGGTGTCGGTGCGCTCGGCCATGAGCTCGTCGAGGACGCCGTAGGTGTGCGATGCCTGTTTGGTGAGAATGCGCGGCATCAGGTGAAGTCCCAGCCGTGCCGGGCATCGTCGGCGGACCAGCCGCCGAAGCGCGCGCTGGTGATCGGGTTGTGGCCGCCGTCGACCTGGCCGGCCGGCTGCGCCTGGCTGTCGAGCAGCGCCGCGACCCCGAACTGCCCGCCCATGCCTTGCGTCTCCGGCGGGCCATAGGCGTCGCGGCGGAGCTTGTCGCGCAGGACGTGATCCTCGCGGATCGACAGCGCGAACTCCGCCTGCAGGCACAGGATGATGAGCTCGGAAAAGTAGCCCGGCCAGATCGCCGGGTGCGGCAGCCGCGGATAGAAGGCCCACAGCTGCGAGGCGTCGGCATAGACCATGTTTTCGGTCAGGTGGAACCGGGTGAAGGGTCGCCGGTCGTTGGCGCTCTCGTAATAGGCGCGGGGCGGGCCGATGCGGTCGGACGGCAGCGCGAAGGCCGCCGTCCAGCCGGCCGGCGGCAAGGCGGTCAGCCGGTCGAGCGGCGCGTGCGTGTGGGCGAAGCTCCAGGGATACTTCGACAGGAGATCGTCGAGGATGCGCTCGAAGGTCTGTTGCGGCGTCTGGGCCGCCGGCCCCGGCGCGGCAAAGGACGTGATCGGCTGGCAGCCGATGCCGGTAAGCGCGCGGTTGACGACGTCGACCTGGTTGCGCATGGCCCCGCCCGGATTGGAGGCGCCCGCGGCCGCCGGCCGCGGGCTAAGCTCGGATCAGCTCGCCGCCGCCGCGATGGTGACGGCGGAGCCGGTGTTGGCGGTGACGATGTAATCCTTGCGGGCCGCCACGCCGTCGAGGTCGAGCCGGGCATTGATGCACGCGCCAACCGGCAGCTTGTCGGCCATTTCGTCGAGGAAGCCGGCCGCCTCGACCACTGCGGCCGTCTCGGTCGAAACGAGCTCGAACACGGGGCACTGATAGCGGCTGGCGCCGATCTGGACGACGACGCCTTCATCGACGCGGCGGACCCAGGTATTGTTGCCGATTTTCCTCATGGATTTGATGCCTCAGAAGCGTTGCGGGGGAGCGGCGAGCGGGACGCTCGCCGCGCTAGTCAGGCCGGGATCAGGCCGGCAGGGTGATGTGGGCCGGGTCGTAGTCGGCCCTCATGCGCACGACGCCGGGCGGCAGGATCAGCTTGGCGCCGATCCGCATGCGCATGTTGTGCGTCCAGCAATCCTTCCGGTTATCCCACTGGACCGTGCCGGTGAGCTGCCGGACCCAGCCGAAGCCGACCGCCTGGCTGTGCCACATCAGGTTGTTGATCTCGGTCGTATTGGCGATCTTGAAGATATCGTCGTCGGCATTGAAGACGTGAATGCCGTTCCATGTGCGCGCCAGGCCGGCCTGCACATAGGGCAGGTTCGGCCCGACATATTGCGAGTTGACGAACTGGTCATAGGTCAGCAGCACCGCCCATTGCACGCTGTCGACCGCCGCGAAAACGTTGCCGTCCGACACGTTGACATGAGCTGCGCGGAGCTTCTGCCGGGCCTGCAGGAGCGTCACCGGCGTGATCGGCGTCGTATAGGAGCCGACTTCCTGCACAACTTCGGGCACGTCGATTGCGTTGATGATCGTCTTGTCGTGGACGCGCCCGAGCGCCATTGCGCTCCGTTCGTTCACCACCTGGCGATAGTCGGCGTTGAGCTGGTCGAGCTCGTCTTCGTAGACTTCGTCGAAGGCGCGGCTCTTCTTGGTCGTCACCTCGACCTTGTCGTCGGCCGGGTTCATCGGGATCGCCACGTCACCGACGCGGACATCCTCTTCGGCCGTGCCGATCCCGGCGCGCAAGAAATACATCTTGTCGCCGTCCATCTTCACCGGGCGCTGCGTGGCGTTCTTGAGGGTGAAGCCTTTCGACTGATAGACGTGCGTGACGCCCGCCTTCCATTGCTGCTGATACCAGGCCGGCGCGACCGCCGAGCCGATCAGCAGGTAGTCGAGCGCGCCCCCGGTCCCGTCGACGCCGCCGAAGGCGAGGAGGCCGATCGCGACAGCCGCGCACCCCCAGAATGCATAAGCGACAAAGCCTTTCATTGGAGAAACCCCGTTTGGCTGGATCATCCTTTCGCTTCGGGGCCGAGTGCCACTTTGCGCTGCGGGCCTGCCTCCTTTGGAAGGAGCGGGAGCCGCCGCCGCCGCGGGTCTATCCCTCGAATTGACGCCGGCGACGGTAATCCGCCGCCGGCGCTGTCAATGACGGGCCGAGAAGGGCAAAGCTCAGCCGGGGTAGAGCGCCTTGAACAGCCGATCGGTCTCTGCCGTGAAGCTGGCGAACTCCGGGTGGCTGCGGTCGTTCTGCCGCGGGTCGGCCATACGGGCTTCGAGCTGCGCTTCGGTGACGGTGCCCGTCCCGGTGCCGCCGCCGGCGACGCTTTGCTGCACGCCGCCCTTCATCAGGTTTTCCAGGATCTGCACGCCGGCCTTGGACGTGGTGAGGAGCCCGAGCTCATCGCGCATGTCCTTCGACCAGCCCTGTTGCTCGGTCAGCCCCTGCACCCAGGCCTGGGCGGTCGCGAGACGGCGCGAGCCGGCCGCCTTCTTCTCCGCCGGCGTGCCCTTGAAGCCGTCCGGCGCCAAGCTGTCGAAGAGCGCGTCGGGCTGGATGGGCGCCTCGATCAGGCCGGCATCGACGATGCGGTCGAAAAACTCCGACATGAACGGGCCGAACTGCTTGTCGGTGAGCTTGTGCTTCTGCGCGAGCTCGCGAAGCATCGGCATCACCTTGTCGTCGTCGCCGATCTGGATGAGCGGCTTGGCCTTGTCGGAGATCTCGAACGTGTAGGCGTCCAGCTCCTTTGGCACGGTGCCGCGCTCGGCCATTTCACGGCGCAGCGGCTCGTAAGCGCCGAACAGGCGGTCGATCGTGCCGCGGTCGCCGTCCTGGCCGCCGAACAGATGATCGGGCAGGCCGGCAGGGCGGTAGAAGTCCGCCTGACCGCCAGTTCCGGTGCGGGCGCCGGCGCCGGCGCCCGCACCAGCACCAGCGGCGCCCGCCTCTCCGCCTGCGGCGGCGCCCGCTGCCGCCCCGGCGGCCGCGCCGGCGGTGGCTCCTCCAGCCGATCCGCCCGCGGCGGCGCCGGTCTCCGGCGCAAGGAAAATCTGCGGGCCGATGCCCGACAACAGCCAGGCGACGCCGCCGCCGGCCGACAACCCCTTCCGCATCATGGTCAAATGTCCCTCTTCTCGGCTTCCCCGTTTTCCGCAAGCGCGATCGCCTCGACGATCCCGGCCACGAAACTGTTTTCCGCGTCACGCCAGATGCCGTGCGCGGTAAGCTGGTCCATGCTGTGCAGGTGCTGCACCGGATATGCGACCCGCCGCAGCGTCCGGTCGAGCAGGAGCTCGAGGAGCTTGCGGCCGGGTCCGGTGTCGAACACGTCGCGGAACAGCGACGCCTCCGCCCGCATCGCATGGCGGTGCTGGTGGCGCATCTTGGCGAGCACCTGGCCGACCGACCGCGGGTCGAGGTCGGCCCAGCCGCCGCTGTTATCGTCGATGCCGCCGGTCAGCTGGCGGATCAGCGCGTCGAGGGAAGGCTCCATTCCGGCGTCGCTCATGGCGCCCCCGCAGCGAACCGGGAGGGCATTGCCGGCCCGGCGCTGGAATTGGCCGTCTGCGCTTGCGCGATCAGCTGCGCGACGAGGTTCAGGAGAGCCTGCTTGTCGAGGCCGCCGCGGATGTAGCGCTCCGAGACGCCCAGCTTGCGGCCGATGTCGCCGTAGATTTCCTCGACCTTGGCTGACAGCAGCATGGCCTCCTGGCCGCCCGTCGCCAGCATGATCTGCAGCCAGTCGACCATCGTGGACACGTCCTGCGCCTGTTGCGAGCGGGCGATCGGCGAGACGATCTCGACCCGCAGCAGCATCTGGTCGATGTTGAGGTCGGTCTCGATGAGGTTGCGCCGGTAAAGAACGTCGATGATGCGCTGGATCAGCGGCCGCATGATTTCGAGGACGAGCCGAGCATAGGCGCCGGACAGATCCTGCGACAGGCGCTTCAGGCGCTCGACGATCTCGGTGGCGGAGCGCACCGCGCCGGCGTCCGGCGGCAGCGTATCGTCGAAGGTCGCTTCCTTCACCGCCATCCGCAGGTCCTGGATGATCATGTTGGAAATGTCGAAGCGGCCAGGCACGTCCAGCTTGCTGATCGACGCGCCGAGCGGGCCGCCGGTCGAGGCGACCGGCCAGAACGCGCCGGGCGCCATGCGTGCGGTGTTGGGGTTGAATACGCGGTCGTTGCGATAGACCCACAGCCCCAGGATGGCGAAGGCGGCGGCTTTCAGGCTGAGCTCGACCACCTTGTTGAGCGTTTTGATCGCCGGCAGCGCCATGAGGCCCGG